AAGAAAGTTGCTCAATTTGGCATTTTAGCTGATTTTTTAAAAAAAGCAGTAATGGATTATTATTCTTATAAAAGTAGCGGAGCAGAAATGCCCGACGAGGATAAGGAAGTATTTATAAAAAAATATTACGAATTACAGGAATTTTTAAAAGATTGTGAACTTCATTAAACCTATCAGGCTATTATTTAATAATTTAAGTGATTCTAAAACTGCTCTTTTTAGTTCCGAAGGTAACGTTGTTATCAAGTCAATTAGATGCTGCAATAGGTCTGGTAGGAATATTAGGCTTAATTTGCAGGTAATAGCGTTACTAGAAAACCCAGTGCAGGAAGCTTTTATTGCTGAAAACCTTTTAATACTTCCAAATCAGACTACGGATTTGCTAGCTATTATTTATGGCGACGCTTCTGAGGTTGTAGAACACAGATTATTAGACGGTGATAGTTTAGTCTGTTACTCGGACGGATACGACAATAACTTTTCTTGTATCGTCAGTGGATATGAAGAGGTAGAAGATATAGAAAATATTATTTAAAAACATGATAAATCTAACCCTTGCTAAAGCAAAAGTATTACAAGAATTAAAAGATTATTTTTACTATTCTGCTAATTCAGAGATACGTAAAAAATGGCGTTTGCAATATGACGAAAACCTGAAATTCTATTATGGTGATCAATGGAATGAGGAATTGAAGCGGGAATTTGCAGACGTTGGAGCTATGCCTTTTGTTGTTAATAGGGTAGAGCCGATAGTTACTACTTATGTTTCTCTACAAATAGCAGCAAGAAAAAGAATAGCTTATAAAGCCACTACATCTTTATCAAAACATGATTTGCTAGCTGAATATTTAAATAACATGCTTTATGTTATTCAGGCGCAAAATGATTTTCAAAATAAATCCACTCAGAAATATACTGATGCTTTAATAGGAGGGCTTGGATGGTCTCATTTTGGCTATGAACCTGATAGCACATGTACTTTTTTCTATGATTATGTAGACCCACGAGAAATTTATTTTGACCCAGATGACCAATCTGCTCGTATGGAAGACTCCCAATTTGTTTGCCGCAGTTATTTTGTTAACGGAACAAAATTAAAAAAACGCTATCCTAAATATGCCGAATATTTTGATAATTTGATTGGCAAGCCAGTTGGTACTAATTCCACAGGAGAATTTGCAAGTGGTGGAGCGGGAGCAATTAGAGATGATTATATTCCTTATTCTGATTTAAATCATGGCGATGGATTAGAAGAGTTATGGGTACTTGGTAGGTCAGCACGTATTGTTGAAGTATACTATAAAAAGAACGTTAAATATTATGAGGCAATAGTTGCTTTTCCTCCAGAAACTCCTGACGGAGTTGTAACCGAGCAATACTTTTCTACCTTTGATAAAGAAATAGCAGAAAGTAGGAAAGTAAAAGGTTCTAATGTAAAAGAACTAGAGGGAACGCAAATTTGGAAAGGTGTATTTTGTGCTGATGTGTTATTGGAACATGGAGCTATTGACGGACAGATACCTAATCAAAAGCATTTCCCGTTAGTGCCTTTATGTTTGAAAAGAAACTATTTGAGTATTCCTTACGGTGTAGTTGATGGGCTTATTCCTCTTTCTACATGTCTAAATTATGTGTGGACTAAAACCATTCATGGTCTTAATTCAAAATACCTGATTATTGATGAAGATAATGTGAATCTTGAGAAGATGCGACCAATACTCCGAGATGAGCTTAATAGACGTGATGGGATGATTTTTACTAAAAACCCTCATCAAGTACAGTTAATCAATTCTGAAACATTATTGCCGTTTTTAGAGCGAACACTAACTAGAATTGATTTAGAGTTTGAACAAAGAACCCAGTTGTTTGATGAACTAAAAGGAGAACAGACTAACGCAGTAAGCGGTGTTGCTATTCAAGCAAGAGCCGTTAATGCTGCAAGAACTCAAAACCCTTTGCATGCAACTTATGAACACATGTTATTTTCTGAGGGGCAATTAATCCTTGATACGATTAGAGGTATTAAAAACCTCCAATATGCGTTTAATTACTACAAAAATAACAAATTTAATACTGGATATTTAAGTGATGAAATATCCACTATTAACTTTGAAATCTTTACTGACTTTGCGCCTAATTTTGCAAGTAGCCACGAAGAAGAAGCTGCTAAATTTGAGGCTCTACTTAATAGTCCTAATCCAGCATTTATTCTATCAGAACCTCTATTCTTGAAGAAATTAGGTTTTACTGAATCAGATAGCTACGCTTTAAATGAAGCATTTATAAAAATGATGCAGGGGCAAGGAAATCAAACAGAAGGGGAAATTAAGGAAGAAATCCCTAATAATCAACAAAATGTGAGATAGATATATGAGTGAAAACTTAAATAAAAATAATGTAGACGATGCTTTTGCTAAAATCTTTTTAGGAGAGGTTAATATTGCAGAGAACAAACATAGTGAAATTAAATCACAACCAATAGAAATAGAAGAACCAAAAAAGATAGAGGTCAAAGATGAGCAAGAACAAGAAGACATCCAAGAAGAGCCAAAAACAACCGAAAAATCAGAAGAACAGCAAAAAGAACTGTTAAAAGCCGATTTAAAGGTTGAATATGAATCATTAAAAAAGCAATTAAATGATGCGAAATCTTGGGGACATAAGAAAAATGCTGCTTATATTAATGCTAAAAAGAAAATAACTGATTTCTTGTCTAAATTACAGGAAGATTCGCTTATAAATGAAGATGAAGCAAGTATTGCTCTTAAAGCCTTTGATGAACAGATAAGCGAAGAAGAGCCACAAAGTAATGACAAAGGTAATTCTTATGCTCAGCTAAAGGCCAATCTTGATAAGGAATTTAATATATTTAAAAAATATAATAAAACTTCGGAGTTAGACGAAAAATACCAAGCTTTTTTTGGATTTTTTCCCTTACTACCTGCTGATGAACAAGAAAAAATAGTCAATTATATTACTAGTGAAAGTCCAGAAGTGGTAATTGATCATATAATTACTACTGGTTCAGAGATTTACGAAACAGTTTATAAAGGTGCTACAAAAAGCGGTGGTATTATTCCATTTATAAAATCCTTACATGCTAAAATAGAAAAGCTAGAAAAGCGTAATAAGGAACTAGAGAGCGAAGTTGACACCACCGAGGGAATAGTGCATAATAGGTCAATAAATTCTAAAGTTTCTAACCTTGCGAGTACGAAACAAACTAAAAGCTTTGCTGATATTTGGCAAAATTAGAAACAATGGCATTTCTTCAAAGGAAGAGAGGCATTTTATTAATTAATAATGGAGGCGGCCTTAGCCTTACCTGCTAATCATTAATAGTAATTTCTCCCTCATAACTTCGCTTTAAAAGATTTCTCCCGTTCTTGGAATTTAATTAATAAAATTTTAGGTTTTTACTTAAAGTTAATATTTTTTAACATTCAAAAAAAGAAAGGTAATTTAAAATGGCGACATTCGATCGTAGTAATATTTTTCAAAACGAACTGTTCATGAAAAATGTTACAATCCCGTATTTACAGGAGTATAGAAACGTTACTAATTTTGCCCGTTTCATGGGTGGTAGTGATGCTGTTATTTATAACAAAATGGAAAACAAAGGCGATGGAGATCGTATTGTATTCCCGCTAAGACAAACTTTTGATCCTGCTGTTGCAATTGGTAATGAGCAATTAGAGGGTAACGAACAAGAGTTAACTTATGTTAGCGATATGGTAGATGTTGGCAGAATAAGATTTGCAACATTGCTAACTGATGTTCAACTTATGAGCTTACAAACTAAGTTTCAATTAGAATCTGACGTTAGAGCTGATTTACTTTCTCAAGCGGATTCACTAAATACAAAAAGAATTTTACAAGCTTTTGCACTTGCTTTTGATGGTGGTGCTGCTGGAATAAACCCTAGTTTAAATCAACAATTTAGTTACTCTGATTTAAGAGCTAGAATACTTGCATCTCGTCTTGATCAAGCTGCTGGTGGTATTTCAAGAGCTAGAATATTGATTGGTGATCCAAACCTTGTTGGCGGTAACGCTAGAACTACTTATGCTGACCTTACAACAGCTTTAGCAGTTGGTCAGTTTCCAGTCGCTACTAACACAATGAACGTATCACATATACGTCAGTTGTTTAACCAAGCTGCAACTGGTCAAAGTTTACCAATAACCAATGCTGCTTATACAGTTAAAGAATCTTCTGTTAGACCTTATAAATACAAAACACATCAAGGTTTTGAAGATAAGCGTTATGTACTCTTTATAGCCCCTGAGACTTACAATAAGCTAGCAGCTGATCCAGTATGGCAAGCTCAAGTAAACAGAGGTGTAATTGAGAATCAAGATCAACCATCAATTCTTTATGGTTCTATGTACAAAGGAACTATTGAGGGTGTAATGGTGATTGTTATACCAGAACTTAGCAATTTCCTTATTACCAACGCTGCTGGTAACATTTATGCTTACTCTCTTTTCTGCGGTGCTGCTGCTGTTGGTTTTGGTATGGGTCAAACTCCAACCTTTACTTTCAGAAGTTCTACAGATTACGAATTGTATAAAGGTCTTGCTCACAATGAAATAAGCGGACTTAAATTGCTTAAATATCCATCCAAGGCTAGAGGTGTTAAAGGAAACAATAACAATCTAGTTGAATATGGAATGGTACACTCATTTACAACTATAGCTTAAAGAGGTTAATTATGTTTATATTAAATAGATACAACGTTACTACCCCTGCCGCTGCTGCTGCCGTTGGAGCAGTAAACAACGTAAACCCAAACGTAATAACTGGGGCTACAGGTAATAGTGCTGGTGCAGATTCAGTAACTCCGATTGCTGCTAATGCTTCTTATGCTGATCAAGTGATTAGTAAATTAGTTGCAATTAGTATTCCTGGAGGTGGTGGATTATCTGCTGGTGTTAACAATTACCTTACTGTTGATTTAGTAAAACTTGGTGTTTCAGGAGTTCGCCCAGTACTTGCAGCTCTCTTGCTAGGTGTTTATGATCCTAATTCTGATGAAAGAGTAGGAGCTGGTGCAACACCATCATTTATAGGTATTTGGGACAAAACTGTTGCTAATGTCAACTCTTTATCAGTTGTTAACTCTAAACTGATTTTAAGGATTCCTACTGCTCAAATAGCTTTATTTGAAGGCAAAACTGCAATGGTGCAATTATTTTATAGTACTGCTGCTGGTGAATAACCAAGCATAAATAAAGGAGGTTTTTACCTCCTTTATATCCTTTTAGAGGTATTA